CTGACAGTAATTCAACAAAGTATAGTTATATTGATTTTGTACAAACTGGTCTTGGTCATGCAGCAGAATTATCTACTGTGGGTGGGTCATATCAGTTTACAAATTTATCATTCACAGGATATAACGTTTCAAATAACCAAACAGATTCAGCAATTTATGTTTCAGCTTCTACTGGTACTACGACAATCAATCTTTCAGGCACAAATCAACCTTCATATCGAACTGCTGGTGCCACTGTAACTTTCGTTTCTTCTGTTTCGATTACAGTATCCAATATGGTAGCAAACACTGAACTTCGCATTTACAACACAGCATTATCTGAATCAGACGCAAATTATCAAATTGCAGGCGTTGAAGATGTATCAAAAGCTACTGGAGATACAAGTGAAGAAAATGGTACAGCTTCTGGACCTGATGGGAATGGAAGATATAGTTTCAATTTTTCGACCAGTCAAAACGTTAACTTGAAACTTAGATTTATCAATACTGCGTTTGTAGATAGTGCATACTGGATTGCGGATGATATTTCAGTAAATTCAGGAACAGATGCTACGCTATCGATTCAGGCGGCGCAACGAAAAGATAGAGTGTTTAGTAATCCTGTTTAGTATTATAAATATAAAAAAACGAATTTCATTAGGAGAATAGTTAAATGGCTGGTGATCGTAAATATACCAGAATTCCTCCAGAAAGCACTGGCGATAGAATACTCTTAGTTCATACACAAGAAGTTCCATTCGATAACCTACAGGGTGGTCATGTTTGGAAACGAGGTTCACAGTATACAATCACTGGCAACAGTGGTCCTACCATTACCATAACACTTCATAAAGCTGTTATTGCTGCTGGTGGTACTTCAGGATACTTAGTATATGAAATAGACGAAGATGAAAACTATCTGAATTCTCCTGACGTAATCGACAATCAAGAAATTCGTTTAGGTAGTTCCAGTGGAACATTAGTTGCTTATACGAACGGAACTTCTTATTGCATTTATGTAAACGGTCAAGCGATTATCGGTAAAGATAATTCTACATACGCGGCGAACGTTGATCGTTTTGGTGGTTTGTATACAAGATTTACTGAAGGCGCGCCAGAAATTTCTAGTTTTGGTAAGTTACGTGTTACTCAACCAACACTTTTAGCACAATATGATTTTACAAAATCAGCACTGAACGACGAATTTGCAAACTCTCAAGAACAATTAGGAACTGCTACTTGGCAACCAGATATTGGCGCAATAAAACTTACTGTGAGCGGCGATAATACTGTTGACCGGGTTACGAACACTTCAAACTTATTTCATCCAGTACTTCCTGGTTCTGGTATTCTTTTTGTATTCGCTGCTAGAGCAGACAGTGTGAACACGGGTGTGGTTCGCAACTGGGGTGCATTTGATGCTACTGATGGTTATTTCTTTCAACAAAACGGAACAAAGTTAAGAGTAGTTCATAGATATACGCTTGACGGCAATGCTACAGCTGAGATGTCAATGGAACAAGCAGACTGGAATCGAGATACGCTAGACGGAACTTTCAATGCTAAAAATCCAAGCGGTATGAATTTGGATATAACAAAAATTAATTTATACTGGGTTGACTATCAGTTTTATGGCGGCGGGAGAACACGTTGGGGTGTTTTTTATCAGGGTGAACGTATTGTTTGTCATGAGATGCGTCATGGAAATGGAGAAGAGGGCAACGTAAGTCTTACAAATCCAATCGGTAATCCAAATCGTCCATTATGTTGGGCAATAGCAAATAGAGTGGATGCTGATTCAGCAAGTCCAGATGGTTCAGAAGCAAACTTCTGGGCTTTTGGTGGTGCTGTTTATTTAGAATCTGACGCAAATCCATTAGCTGAATCGAATATTCGTGGTTATCGAAATCAAGGTTTTGTAGTACCTGCAACGAGTACGAGTACAGAATATGCATTTACTTTAAGTCCAGCGCAGTATTATCCAGAAGCATTAGTTCAGGATACTTCTGCGGGAGGTTCTTTTACATTATCAGGCAGTCAATTAGAAAACCATTCAATCTATTCTCCTCAAATATTAAATGTCGCGGCGTATAATCAGTTAGATGATGACGTTGATAGAAAAGTTGAGATACGTCTGTTTCAAAAATGTATCATGCGTGGATTAAACTATAACCCTGTAAGTTTCAGTAGTGTTGAAGTTGATACGGATGGTGATCACTTAGCTCACGGACCTGAGTTTGCAAGGTTTGTTGTTGATGGCGATAAAGATTTCAATTTCTTTGATATCTTTAAAACGATTCAAAACGGTGCAGTAAAAAATAATAGTGACCAAGCATTTGCAAGAAATTCACAACCAATTACTACTTTTTATGAAGGCGCAGATCCAGAACTAACTGGTGTAAAACGTATCGTAGTAAAGGTAAAGAATCATCCGCTTTTTGGAACTAACATTCACTTTTTTGATGACAAAAATAAAGTGTTGTTTAGAGATCCAACGAATGTCACGGATCCAGAAGTTTTAGCGGGATTCAATAATCAAGGTACGTTAAAAACAGCAAACACCACATCTACAGATTGGCATTATCTATCTTTTATTGATAGAGATGAAGCGTGGATTTATAATAGCACTGCAGACATTGATGATGATAGAAATGCCAGAGTGATAAACATAACCGGAAACAGAATGATTACAGCAGGTCTAGCGGTTGGAGATATAGTAACTCTAACAGGTACAGGTGGAAGCGCGGGTCAGGATGGTACTGCATATGTTCTTGAAGTCGCAGGCGGCGGTGGTGCTAATACTGTTACTTTACAAGGTAGAAGTGCTACGTATTTAGACGCTGGTTGGGTTGGTACTGCAAATAATACATCAACTGATTCGGATCCAGTATCATCAATTACTACACTCGGTGTTGGAACTTATCCACTTGATTATAAAACATCGCTACTCGCGTTAGCGAATACTGATGTGGGTATTACGTTGTCTGGTAATACGATTACAGATCAAAACTCTTTATATGGTCCTCCACCAGCACGAGTTGCTTGGACATTTATGGTACGCCATCTAAGAGCAAAATCTTCTAACACTTTAGTTCGTTGGGCTATGACTTGGAAAGAACGCGTCCAGTAAAATGCTGACGTTTAATTATAACAATTGGCAGTTTTGGGAAGCATATAATCCTCCAGATTATCTAGGACCACAAAAAGTAACTTTTGATGGTTTAGCAAGATTGATTCTTGTGAACGAGGGTGTGACTTCATTAAATTTTGCACAAGATGTATACTCTGGATGGAAAGAATGGGTGCAAGATCCTACTCAAGATAATGGTAAATGGACTGAAGCAATATCAGCAGTGGGTGGTGACCCTCTTCCTGGGGATAGAACTCTTGGTTCTACTTTCTTCCTAGAAAACGATTGGAAAATGAGAACATGGGAAGGCGACCACGAAATAACCGTGTTTGGAAACGTCTTTACTCGTACTGGAGAATCGATATTTGTAAGAACTATTGATAAGTGGAACATCGTGATTAACTTGAACACGTCTACTCTCGTGGAAACTGCCACTGTTGCTCTAGGTCCTGCGGCTGTAGAACAGATCGTTTCTGGTGTCTGGGCAGAAAGTCTTTCCGGAACTACTGCTGGCACTAGATTAATTAACGTTGATGATATACCTCAAAATGTTTGGGATTATATCATTGACAGCGGTAGAGCACAATCAGCAGGTGATAAACTGAAAAAGGTTGCTACGAAGACGCAAGACATTGCCTTTAAGTAATCAATTTTTATAAATAATATAGAATTAAGGAGAATACAGAATGTCAGAAACTGAACAGAATACAATTCGTGACGCTATTGTTGCGCTACAAAACGGCGAATCAGGAGCATTCAAAGACGCAATCACTGCTTCTCTTATGGATAAAGCAATGGACGCGATTAATGTTCAAAGAATTGGCGCTGCTCAATCTCTATTCGCAGAACCTGAAATTTCTCCAGAAGAAAACACCGAACCAGAGGAAGTAGCTGATGAAGAAGTTTAAGAATTTATTTGAGTCAGTAGGTTCTCCAGCCAATGATTCAAAAGTAAAGGAAGATGACGAAGAAGAAGTCAAAGGTTACAAGCCTCGTTCTAAGGGTGAAGAGGATTTTGTCAACCAGCATAAAGTAGTGAAGAAGGAACATCCTGCCGCTGAACCTCATCAACACACTGGTGATCGCAAGGGTCCAAAGAGTGACTCTGGCGAAGACCATGAAGGTTTTGAAAAGAAGGGCGAGCCAGTTCTAAAAACGTATGATCAGTTTAAGAAAATGGGCGGATTCGGTGGAAATTCCTATAAGGGTGTTGGTAATTCTGGTGGCGAAAAAGCTCCAGTCATGCAAGGCTCTTCAAAGATTAAAGAAGAAACTGAACTTGATGAAGCAAAAATGAGTGCAAGTCAAATTGCTGCTCTGAAAAAAGCATATGAACCAATGCGCGGCAAAAAGATTAGCATGGATTCTGGTAATAAATTACGTTCAATTATGGACAAAGTTAATGATGATAAACAAGCACTAATTCAACTTGTCAAAGCAGACATTCCATTTGTTAGTTCATTGGCTGTTACCAGACTTATCTCAAAGCATGGTATGAAAGGTGCAGAGATTAACAAATTGAAAGAAGAAGTTGAACTTGATGAAGCAACCTACTCATATAAAGCAGCAACATTCAATGGTAATGTTGTAAAGGGATCGGGTTCAACCAAAGAGGCTGCTCGAAAAGATGCTGAGGATAAAGCAAAAGCATTGGGTTCTACTATTCGTAAGCGGCTTCCTGAGGAAGCTGATCTTGATGAAGTTCAAAAACCATATGTTTCATCCGATCGTGATGGCAAACACGTAATGAATTCCGTTGGTAAAATTGATAAATCCTTTAAGGATATGGAATCTGCAAGTAATTATCTGCGTAAACATTATAAGAGACTAGCAGCTGTTCGTGAAGAAGTTGAACTTGATGAAGCATTCAAAGTAGGTGTATTGAAACTCAAAGATGGTAGTACTGTAAAGGTTAACGAAGCAACAGCAAAAGTTCTCAACAATGCTTTGAGTCAGTTGAATGCATCTAATAAAAAGCGAATGGAAGCGGAAGCGATGAAGAACAAGAGTTCTTTTGAGTCGATGGTCAAGTTCGCAAAAGCTACAGTATAGGTGAATCATGGCTCAGGTAATTACAGTCAATCAAAATAAAGGCAGTCGCGGAACAGGCATTTTAGTTGTCCGTTCTGATGCTACGGGGTTTGTGAGTGCTAATACGAACGGTGCTGAAGGAGTAAGTAAAGGCGCTACTTCTGGAGAAACCATTACTGGCATGCATGTCGCAGAAGTTGCATGGAATTGCGAAGCAGCTGCAACTTGGACGATTAGTCGTGGTAATGGCGCAAATGCTAACACTCTTTGGGTTACACATGGCACATCTGGTTTCCATGATTTTCAAGCAAATCAGATGAGATTAGAGCCATCGGGTGCTGAAACTGCAAACGTTATCTTTACACTTGCTGGTGGCACAGGTAACATTATTCTTAAACTTCACAAGAATTCCGGAGAGTAAAATGAAACTCATCACAGAAATGCTTGAATCAGAAGTAGAGTTTGTTACCGAAGCAAAAGAAGATGGTAGCAAGAACTATTTTATCGAGGGTGTTTTCATGCAGGGAAACATTAAGAACCGCAATGGTCGTATGTATCCCATCGAAACTCTTATGAAAGAAGTTAATCGTTATAATAAAGAATATGTAGAACAAAATCGCGCTTATGGTGAACTTGGTCACCCACAGGGTCCAACAATTAATCTCGAGCGTGTTTCACATATGATTAAAGAACTAAAGCAAGATGGTAATAATATTTACGGTAAAGCAAAGATTATGACCGAAACTCCTATGGGTAAGATTGTAAAGAATCTTATGGATGAAGGAGCGAAGTTAGGTGTGTCTTCACGTGGCATGGGAACGCTAAAAGAAAAGAATGGCGTGAACATGGTACAATCAGATTTTCAATTAGCAACCGCAGCAGATATTGTAGCAGATCCTTCAGCACCAAATGCTTTTGTTGAAGGCGTAATGGAAGGTGTTGAGTGGTTACAAATTGATGATCGTTGGGTTCCTCAATACGTTCAAGAAACTCAACAAGCAATTCGAAAAGCATCAAAGGCTGAACTACAAGAAGCGAAAGTAAATGCGTTCGTTCAGTTTTTGAAGCGACTCTAAAAGATGTGTTTTTATAAATATACTAAATTGAATACTTGTTAACAAGGAGAAAAAACAGATGTCCGAGAAAGAACTAGATGTACTAGAGGACGCTGATGCAGCTGAAACTCCTGAGATTTCAGAAGATGAAGATCTTTTAGAGTTCAAGGCATCAATGGGCGATCCTTCAGAAATTCCTGATCCTAGCACAAAGAAAACTGATGAGAAGCCAAAGGGCAAGGGCGAGACAATGTCAAAGCTCAAGGTTCCAGGTACAAAGGCTGGCATGATCAACGCCATGTATCAGGAAATGTCAAAGATGAAGAAGTCTGATCTTCAAGCAATGTACAAGGGTATGAATGGTGTAAAGGAAGAAGCAGAGATCGAGGAAGAAGAAATTGAGCCTCGTCCTCTCGCTAAGATCACCACCAGCGATCTAAACATTCAAGAAGATATCGATGCTCTTTTCAATGGCACCGATCTTTCTGAAGAAGCTCAGGAAAGAATTACCACAGTGTTTGAAAGCGCTGTCGTTTCTAAGGTCAATGAAATCGTCGAGCAGTTTGCCGTTGATTCCGAGTCTGACATGGAAGTCGCTCGTGAAGAGATGGTCAATGAGATGACCGAAAAGGTTGACTCATATCTTGACTACGTTGTCCAGGAATGGGTTGAAGACAATAAGCTAGCTATCGAAAAGGGTGTTCGTGCCGACATGGTCGAAGATTTCCTTCGTGGTCTTAAGGGTCTTTTCGAAGAGCATTATGTTGATCTACCAGAAGAGAAGGTTGACGTTGTTGAGGAACTCCTTGGCAAGGTTGAAGAACTCGAAGGCAAGCTCAACAGCCAGATCGATGAAAATGTTGAACTTACAAATGCTGTTAAGAAATTCAACAAGGAAATCGTTTTTGCCGAGGCAACTGAAGATCTCACTGACACTCAGATTGAGAAGCTACGCGGTCTCGCAGAAGGTATCGACTTTGTAGATGCTGAAAACTTCGCAAAGAAGATCAGCATGCTAAAGTCACAGTATTTTGATATTGAAGAAGTGACCGAATCGGTCATCGTCGATGATGAGAAAGATCCAGTTGCTCTAGATGAAGAAGAGAAGCAGGGTCCAACAGGTGCTATGGCAGCATACACTAGTGCCATTTCAAGATCCATTAAAAAATGAAATTATTATAAATAATATGAACAAGGCTGAAAAACATTAGTAAGGAGAAAAACCAAATGTTTCTATCTGAAGAACTACAGAAGAAGTGGCAGCCAGTACTTGAGCATCCCGACCTCTCTGAGATTAAGGATCCTCATCGTCGCGCTGTCACCGCAACACTACTAGAAAACCAAGAAAAGTCTGCTCGTGAGCAGGGTTTCGGTTCTGGTGGTTATCATGCACCTTCGCTACTCGGCGAAGCTGCACCAACAAACGCAATGGGTGCTTCTAGCTCAGTTGCAAGCGACGGCAACGTTGACATCTTCGATCCAGTGCTTATCTCACTCGTTCGTCGTTCAATGCCAAACCTAATTGCTTATGATGTTGCCGGCGTCCAGCCAATGACTGGTCCAACTGGTCTCATCTTCGCAATGCGTCCACAGTATGCTTCACAGGGTGGCACTGAAGCCCTCTACAATGAAGCAGTTACGACATTCTCTGCTACTGCTAACAACGGTGTTGGTGGTGTTTCTTGGACCACGCTTGACGGCGCAGGTGCAGCTGCTACCGGTGATGACCCAACTGCTCGTGCTTCCGGTTCCGGTTACACAGTTGGTGCTGGTATGTCAACTGCTACCGCTGAAGCTCTCGGCGATTCCGCTGACAACAGCTTCTCAGAAATGGCATTCTCAATCGAGAAGGTTGCTGTAACTGCTAAGTCACGTGCTCTAAAGGCAGAGTACACCATGGAACTCGCTCAAGACCTTAAGGCAATTCATGGTCTTGATGCCGAGACTGAACTCAGCAATATTCTTTCCGCTGAGATTCTTGCAGAAATCAACCGTGAAGTTGTTCGCACGATCAACTACACTGCTACTACTGGTGCTACTCAGAACACAACTACTACTGGTACTTTCGACCTCGACGTCGATGCCAATGGTCGTTGGTCAGTTGAGCGCTTCAAGGGTCTAGTCTTCCAGCTAGAGCGCGAAGCAAACCAGATTGCTAAGTCAACACGTCGTGGTAAGGGTAACGTCCTAATCTGTGGTTCAGATGTCGCATCTGCTCTTCAGATGGCTGGCGTTCTTGACTACACTCCTGCTCTTAGCAACAACCTCAATGTTGATGACACTGGCAATACTTTCGCTGGTGTTCTTAACGGTCGTATGAAGGTGTATGTTGATCCATACTTCTCATCTTCATCTTCAAATCAGTATGCCACAATTGGTTACAAGGGTTCCAGCGCATTTGACGCCGGTCTCTTCTACTGCCCATACGTTCCACTACAGATGGTTCGTGCAGTTGGTGAGAATACCTTCCAGCCAAAGATTGGCTTCAAAACCAGGTATGGCATGGTTGCAAATCCATTTGCTACCACTAGTGCTGATGGTGCGATTGCCTTCTCAAAGAAGAATATCTACTACCGTATCGTTACCATTGCTAACCTAATGTAATAACGATAATAATCGTTAGGTTGAAATTAGAGGGGACTTCGGTCCCCTCTTTTTTTATTTTCTAAACATATAACATATAAATAGTATATGATGTGGATTAGAAAACACATAGTAACGCTTGACGTTTTATACTACATGCCAGATTACTCTGAAATTGTTCAAGAGTTTATTTGGCAAACGGATGATATTACTCCAGAATTACCAAAAGTACATAAGTTTTTAAATTACTGGAAGAATAACATCGAAGCGGTTATCAAAGAAGTAAAGGTTAGTTATACAGAACATAATGATTTCAACGTCATCAGAGAGATAAAATATGGCATTAGACACTAACATCAGCGTACTCTTAGACGACGCTAATCTTACAACAAACATAAACTTTCTATCGCCATTAGGTTTTAGATTTCAGTTAACACGAGCACCGAACGTCGAGTATTTCTGTCAATCTGCAACATTACCTACAATCTCTATGGTTGAGATTATACAACCTAATCCTCTTGCTCAGTTAACAAGACCAGGAGATAGGATTACCTATGAACCATTTAGCATTCGGTTTCGTGTAGACGAAGAAATGACGAACTACCTTGAAATTCACAACTGGATTATTGGATTAGGACATCCCGACAATTTAAATCAATATAAAAATCTAAATCAAGGTGCAGGAATCTATTCTGATGGATCCCTAGTAATTCTTTCTTCTAATAACAATCCCAAGGTTCGTATTGGTTTTGAAAACTTATTTCCACTATCTCTCTCGCCACTTACCTTTGATACCACGCAAACAGACATCGAGTATCTGGAAGCCGAAGTTACTTTCAGATATCGTAAATTTACAGTAGAAGTTCTATAAAAGTATTTACTTCTTTTTGTTTACACGTTATAATGCGTATGTCGCTTTTTGATATGGATTAAGTTATGAAGTTAGATGATATTATTGCTATGTGGCAAGAAGATTGTAGAATAGATGAGACTGAGTTATCTAGAGAAAGTCTCAATGTTCCTGTTTTACATGGTAAGTATTTACAACATTATTCTCAACAGCGATTGAAACTTCGTGCAATGCGTATGAAGCAAAAACAGTTGCAACAGAGATTAATGGATTACTATCGCGGTGATTTAAATAATCCAGAAGATTTAGCTGAGTTAGGTAGAGAGCCATATCCTTTTAAGAGATTAAAACAAGATATAAATTATTATGTAGACTCTGACGATGAAATGGTTGCATTGAATACTAAACTTGCATTGCAACAAGAACTTGTAGATGTACTTGAAGAGATCATGAAATCTATTAATACTCGAGGATATACTATAAAGAATAGTATTGACTTTTTAAGGTTTACTAGTGGAGGTTAATATATTATAATACATTATGAAAGGAGTGATGTGATGCAAAACAATAATGAACAAAACTGCATGGAGCACTTCAAATCTTTTATTAGAGCGAAATGAAATACGTGGTAATATTTTGATAGTTTCGAAAGAGAATGAAGTTTATATGAAGGTTGATGCAGAGCCTGTGATTCGACAGGAACTGGCGGACTTTTTTACATTTACAGTACCTGGTGCTAAGTTTATGCCTGCGTATCGCAATCGTGTCTGGGATGGCAAGATGCGTTTGTATAACGCAATGACAAAGGAACTGTATCTAGGTCTTTTACCTTATATTGAAAAGTTTGCAGAAGAACGTGACTATGAAATAGAAGTTCATGACAATCTAAATCTTGCAAATAATTTTTCTTTAAAAGAAGCGAATGACTTTGTTACTGGATTGAAAACAAAGTTCGAGTCTAGAGATTATCAGTTAGACTCTTTTACTTATTGCGTAAGAAATAACCGCGCGTTAATCGTATCACCAACAGCATCAGGTAAGTCTTTTATTATTTGGTTGTTGTCGCAGTGGTATCAAAACAAACGAATGTTGATTATTGTTCCTACGACTTCTCTAGTTCATCAAATGAAATCAGACTTTATTGAGTATGGAACAGACTCGAATGATATTCATATCATTATGAGTGGTCAAGAGAAAGATGTAAAGGCGAAGATTACTGTATCAACTTGGCAATCAATCTATAAGATGAAGAAACCATTCTTTTCGAAGTTTGATGTTGCGATTGGAGATGAATGTCATTTATTCAAAGCAAAGTCACTGACTTCAATTATGACGAAGTTGATTGATTGTAAGTATAGATTTGGTTTTACTGGAACGCTTGATGGAACGCAAACACATAAACTCGTTCTAGAAGGTTTATTCGGTCAAGTCAAACAGTTTGTCAAAACGAAAGAGTTAATAGAGAAAAAACATCTTGCTAACTTTAAGATAAAGTGTTGTGTATTAAAATATCCTGAAGATGAAGCAAAACTGATGCGTGGTGCTTCTTATCAAGATGAAATAGATTTCATTGTAAGCCATCGGAGACGTAATAAGTTTATACGTAATCTCACGATATCTTTATCGGGAAATACTTTATTGCTCTTTCAATATGTAGAGAAACATGGAAAGATATTGTATGATGATATATCTCAGGCTGCTGGAAATGAAAGAAAAGTATTCTTTGTCTCGGGGCAAACCTCAGCAGAAGACAGAGAAAAAGTTCGAGCAATTACTGAAAAAGAAAAGAATGCAATTATCATCGCTTCGTACGGGACTTTTAGTACTGGTATCAATATTCGCAATTTGCACAATGTTATTTTTGGTTCCCCTTCTAAGTCTCGTATTCGTAATCTTCAATCTATTGGTCGGGGTTTGCGGGTTGGGGATTCTAAAACTTCAGCGTGTCTTTATGACATTTCTGACGATCTTAGGTATAAAAAGAACAACAACTACACGCTGAATCATTTTGCTGAAAGAATTAAAATATACAATGAGGAAGAATTTGATTACAAAATTTATAATATAAACCTGTAAAAGGTATTTACAAATGTCACAAAACATATTATACTTAAAATTAGTTACGGGAGAAAACATTATTGCAGATGTTGATCAAAATGATGAAGAGTTTTTGATTATATATCAACCTTTAGAACTTCATGTAAAAAATACATACCAAGGAGCAAGTGTAAATCTATCTAAGTGGATTCCATTTACTGTTGAGGAAGAGTTTGTTTTGCCAAACAAGCATGTATTGCTAGCAGCAACTCCATCTAAAGATATACTTGATTATTATCTTGAAGGATTAGAAACTCTACGAAAAAATAAAAATGATATAGAAAGAGAAGATGATGAAATGGAACAGTTACTTGCTATGGTTCAAAGATATGCAAACACAAAAATAATGGTGCACTAATGGCAAATAAAGCAAAACAACATTATGTAAATAACAAAGATTTTTTAGCAGCAATGATAACATACAAAGATTCTGTTTATGTTGCTAAACAAAATGGAAAAGAAAGACCACCAGTAACACCTTATATTGGTGAGTGTTTAATGAAGATTGCAGTTCATCTCAGTCATAAACCAAACTTCATTAATTATACGTTCAAAGAAGATATGATTAGTGATGGCATTGAGAACTGTCTTCAGTACATTGATAACTTCAATCCCGAAAAATCAAATAATCCATTTGCTTATTTCACACAGATTATTTACTATGCTTTCTTAAGAAGAATCGCGAAAGAGAAAAAGCATCTATACACCAAGTATAAGTATATGGATGAGACCGGTCATGAACTAAATCTACAAGAAGGCGACAGCGGCGATTACAACATCACATCGCATAAATCAAAAGAGTGGAGCCGCGAACATATTGACGTTTTCATTGAAAACTTTGAAGAAACAAAAAGAAAGAAAAGTCGCAATCGAGGTATTGATAGGATTATAGGCGACTAATGATCATTGCTTTAATTACTGACACTCATTTTGGAGGAAAATCTGACAGTAAAGTTTTCATGAACTACATTGAAAAGTTTTATGCTAATGTCTTTTTTCCTTATTTAGAAAAACATAATATACAAACTATTGTCCATCTTGGAGACATTGTAGATCGACGTAAGTTTATTAATTACGTTACTCTTCATGACTTCAAAAGAATCTTTGTCAATAGATGTGCTGAAAATGATAAAGAACTGATTGGTATTGTTGGTAATCATGACATACCATATCGCAACACAAATGAAGTGAATGCGATGAATGAGTTGTTCAATCATTCAAATGTTACATTTTTTGATTCGCCAACAGAGTATGACTTTGATGGTTGTAAGATTGCTTTGCTTCCCTGGATAAACAATACTAACTATGCAGAATCTATGGAGTTTGTAAAGAATACTTCAGCACATATTTTGTTTGGTCATTTAGACTTGGCTGGGTTTGAAATGCACATGGGTATGAAGAGTTATGATGGCATGCAGCCAGAACTCTTTTCAAAGTTCGATATGGTTTGTTCAGGTCACTTTCATCACAAATCATCAAGTGGCAATATTCATTATCTTGGTTGCCCATATGAAATGTTTTGGAATGATTATAATGATCAGCGAGGATTTCACGTTTTTGATACTGAGAAAAGAGAGTTGACTTTTATTCAAAATCCATATAGACTATTCCATAAGTTGTGGTATAATGATACTGATAAGAATTTTGAAGAGTATACGAATCATTTTAACTACGAAGATTACAAAGATACATATGTGAAAGTTATTGTACAGAACAAGACAAATCCTTATCTCTTTGATGTTATCCTTGATAATCTTTACAAGGCAAACCCAGCACATATTTCTATCGTAGAAGATAATAAAAATATGGATCAGCAGAGCGAAGAAGAAATCATCAGCGAGGCTGAAGATACTCTAACTTCTCTATATAAGTATGTAGATAATATGAAGACGAATGTTGACAAAAACAGATTGAATCAATTGTTCGCGGACTTATATACAGAAGCGCAGAACGTGGAGTTATAATTGATACATTTTCATAATGTTCGGTGGAAGAATTTTTTATCTACCGGAAATGTTTGGACTCAAGTAGATTTAGATAGAAGTTCAACTACTCTTGTAATCGGTGAGAACGGTGCTGGTAAGTCAACCGTTCTTGATGCGTTGTGTTTTGCTCTTTTCGGCAAACCATTTCGCAAGATTAACAAACCACAGTTAATTAACACTGTCAACGAAAAAGACTTACTGGTAGAAGTTAATTTTACGATTGGCAAACATTCATATCGTATCGTTCGTGGTATAAAACCAAATAAGTTTGAAATTTACAAAGATGACGTTTTGTTAAATCAAACTGCTTCCGTTAAAGATTATCAGAAATATCTTGAAGAGAATGTCATCAAACTTAACTACAACTCATTTTCTCAAATTGTAATCCTTGGTTCTTCTACATTCATTCCGTTCATGCAGTTGCATGCACATGCGCGTAGAGAAATTATTGAAGATCTATTAGATATTAAAATCTTTACTGCGATGAATGTTTTATTGAAAGAAAAGATTCAGACTAACAAAGAGAAGTTAACGGATGTTAATTATCACATCGAGATGGAAGAAGAGAAGATCGAAGTCCATCAAAAATACATCGAAGAAATCAAAGCCAAAGCCAAGGAAAGAGTTGACTATTTGGAAAAAGAGATATCCAACGCTGAAAGTTCTATCGCGAGGCTCGAACGAGACAACGAACTTCACAACAAAAAGGTAACAGAACTTCAAGAGTCTATTCAGGATGAGGATAGAGTGCGAAAGAAGTTGAATGAAATCTTAAGTATTGAAACAAAATTTGAAGATAAGATTAAGAAGTCAAAGAAAGAGATACAGTTTTATAACGACAATGATCACTGCCCTACATGCACACAAACGATTGATGTTGCAATTAAGGCTGAAAAGATTGAACAGAGTGAAAACAAGATTTCTGAGATTCGAGTGGCTCTTGAAAATTTGGCAAACGAACTGAGTAAAGAAAATCAAAGACTGTTAGACATCTCAGAAATTAACACAGAGGTTTCTGAATATCTTGAAAAAATCTCTGATGCTAACAATCAGATTTCTTCTTTGATGAAATATATGAAGCAAGTGCGTAAGTCTATTACAGAAACGCAAGAAGAAAAGGTTGATAATACTGACATTGAAGAAATTGAAAAGAAGATTGCGGAGTTAAATAATCTAAAAGAAAAGATTATCAATGAACGCGAGGTTCTCAAAGTCGCTGCTGATTTGTTGAAGGATAAAGGAATTAAAACACAAATCGTTCGCCAGTATGTTCCTGTGATGAACAAGCTGATTAACAAGTATCTGGCAGCAATGGAGTTCTTTGTCAGCTTTGAACTTGATGAAAACTTTGAAGAAGTTATTAAGTCACGCCATCGTGATACGTTTAGTTACGGTTCGTTTAGCGAAGGTGAAAAGATGAGAATCGATCTGGCTCTGCTATTGACTTGGCGCGCAGTTGCTAGAATGAAAAACTCCACGAACACAAATCTTCTGATCTTAGATGAAGTATTCGATGCTTCTCTTGATGCCAATGGTTGCGATGAGTTTCTAAAACTACTAGACGAAATTGGTAAAGATACTAACGTCTTCGTGATTAGTCATAAAGGCT